GTGATCTATTAAAGATCCAACATTCTTCGTGTGCTGGTCCCCAACCTGGATCAAGTGATATACAAGATGGACCAGTAGGTCTTTGATACTGTTCAAAAACGTTTGGCGGATTAAGTGAACCAGTTAAACCTTTGATAGATAAGTTTCTAACACCACAAGTATCTCTAACACGGAACATATCAGTTAATGCACTTCCGTTAATTTTGTTTGAGTAGTAAACTGCTTCTAGTTGTGTTTTGTAATTAGAAACATATAGTAGGTCCCAATTAATAGCAATTACGTATCTTTCAATGTCGTAACCTAAATCGCTTGGCTGTACATATTCAGGATAAATTGCTGCCATATATGCTCGGACTTCTGCTGAAAGGAATAACTTGTTTGCTTCTAAAACTCTTCTTGAATTTATAATTGCTTCGTCAGTTGATGCATTATTTTCACCGTACTTAGCAGGTGCATCACCTGTTCCCGCAACTGCATATGTGTAATATGCAATAAAATCATTTAGTACTGCATCAACTCTATCTGCTGTTGCTGTCGTACCAAAAATTGGTGTGTCAGTAATAATTTCTCCTTCAACACCAACACCGCCGCCTGATATTTCTCTATCAACAACAAATACTTGGCTTAAAGCGTTGCCTGCAGTTTTAGTAACAGTTTGATTTAATATCATCTGTCTAACAACTTGTTTCAGACGTGTAATTATAAGATCTTTAAATGGAGTATCAGCACTTGTTAAGGATGCTGTTGCTGGTCTTACTAAACTTGAACGAAGTTCGTCACCTAATACAACTGTTTTCTTAGGAACAATAAGTGGTAAAATCTCTTCAAACTTACCTGTTGATAGTTGAACAGTTTTGTTATTGTCTTCACCGTCGTCTGCAATTTCTAATGCAAATCTAATTGTTTTAACAGGTTTTTGAATATCAATACCTGCATCTGGATCGACAGTATCGTCAATACCTTTAATAGGATCAACGTGAATAATTTTTGCTATTTTTCCATACTGTTCGTAAGTTGCTGTATCATCATTTTGTACAGTTAAGATATTACCTTCAGTACCTTTTGGAATATTAGTTGAGCCTAAAGTAGACCCGTCTCCAACATTTGATCTAGCAAGACCAAACGATAGTAAATCACCAGGATTAACTAATCCTGCTTGACTCGAACCTTCTAATAATGTATCCCAATATTCATAACCTTCGCCGTTATCTCCTGGAAAGTTTTGTGCGCCATCTACATTTGATGCTACGTGTTCAAAGTTACATTTATATGCACTACCTTTGTAAGTAACAACATCTCCAACTGCATATGTTACAGTTTCTGTCCAAGCATTTTTAAATGATTGTCCTGTAACAACAATTTCCCAGTTACCTGCATCTAAATAATCTAATGAACTGCCATCTGATGTTGTGTCTAATAATGCAACATATGTATAACCGCCACGTCTTACAACATCACCACTTTTGTATGTGTTGTTTGCAGTCCAGTCACCAACTAATCTTTTTCCTTTTGAAATAATAGCCCAGTGAATTGTATTGTCACCTGTTTGATAAATTGAATCGCTTGGTACTTGTCCAATATGATTTGTTAATGCTTGGTAAACGTAACCACCGTGCATAACAACATCGCCGATTGCATAATAATCTTCTAGTACCCAAGTGCCTTTTGATGTGCCGCCTGGTACGTCTAATGCAAAGTATGAATCTACTAAGTTTGTTGTTGCAGTATGACCAACAGTTACACGTAGTAAACTACCACCGTAACTTACTAGTTCGTTATATTTGTATCTGTAACCGTCTACCCAGTCGCCAACATATCCTTTAAGTTGTGAGTACACTGCCCATTTTGCTTGATCAAGTTCTAAACCATCTGTTGCAGTGGCTGCTGCTGTGTGTCCAGTAATACATTTGTATACTGTTGGACCATATTTGACTAAATCGCCAATACCGTACTTTGTACCTGCAGCCCAAGCACCGTCCCAATCAATTGTTGTTGCATAGATTGCCCAATTAGAAATATTAGTATCGAAATCGCTAGTTGAAGTATAAGCAGTAGTGTTGATCCATAAGTATCCACCATATCTTACGATATCGCCTGGATAATAATCTGTAGTTGCTGCCCAGTCACTGCGCCAGTTTTGACCTTGTGTATGTGCAATCCACGCCGGAGTTGGTAGTGTTTCACCCGGTGGTGTAAAGATTTGATCTGTGTTAAACGATGGACTTGACGTGTGCGCTCTGATAGCAATGTATGAACTACCATTGTAAGATACAATATCATCTTTATTGTATTGTGTTGCACCTTGCCACGTGTTTTTCCACGTATACCTAATTCTACTTATTTTAAACTCTGCCATAACTTATTCCTAATCGCCTGAAAGATTTGCAGGGAAAGTGTAATCCTGGTTTACTCTTTGCACTAACATACCTTCATCGTCCACGTAATATAATATACTTCTTTGATCCCATTTGTACTGCGGGTATTTCATATTTGCAAAGTTCGGCTCGTGGTCATCAGCAATCCCTTCAAAATAATCAATCCCTGGTTCAAAGTCTTCAAATGTTTGCTCAGGCGGTCCAGGCAAGTTGATATCAATTGAGTCTTTATCTTTCAATTGATCGCTTCTTAATAAAAACAGTTCGCCGTCTGCGTTTCTTCTGATAGCATAAAAATATCTAGGGCTATCGCCTAATGATTCATCTGGTGATTGTCCAAAATAATATGGGCTCGGCATAATCTTCTCCTACGATATCTCTACGTAACTTATTACTACATCGACACTGTCCTCAGTGTCGGACTCTATTCTTAAACCTGCTGTGGCTGGCAAAATTAATCTTTCGCCTTGCGTCACAACCTTTGCACTCGACGCTGGAGGTATAGGTACTGATCGTACATAATTACCTTGCGTAGAATTCTCATCAATAACATAGACATTAACAACAACAGTATCGTAATCCGATGTATTCGCTAAATTACATCCTACAACAGTTGCTCTAACTCCTTCTGGAATTTGCAACACATCTACTGGTTCTGTGCCTACGTTGTTTATTACTGCGTTTTTAAATACTGTTGGCATATTTTTATCCTAACATTAATGCAAACGATGCTGCAATATCATTTGCTACAATTTCTGATACAGCACCTGAAGCACCTGCTGGTGAACTCCAAGCAGTACCATCCCAAATCTCTAATGATTTAGAATTAGTATTGTATCTTGTCATTCCAAGTACTGCGTATGCAGTTGGTCTTTCAGCATTTGTACCTCTTGGAGGAACAAAGCCGTTGTTTGTATCAATTTTAAAATAACCTGTTCCTGTTTGCAAAAACTGTGTAATTGCGTTATTAGAAACGTTTTCAATAACATTGTCAGTTATTTTAATATTACCTAATCTTACACCGCCGGCTCCATTACCGTCAATGTGTAAGTCTAATCCTGTAGTAGTAGTTATCTCATTATCGCGAAACATTAAATTTCCTACGTCTAATGTAGGAACATTTAGTGTATCTGCATACACATCATTAACGTACATTGATCTCCATCTAAATGAAGGACTACCTAAATCAAATGTAACATCTTGTTCTGGAATTAAATTACTTTTAATTGCAGCATTAATAGTAATCGAATCAGTAATTGAATCACCAAATACTATATTACCTGCAATAGTTACATCACCGTCTACTGATAAATTACCAGTGATGTCTACGTCTCCGTTAATTAATGTGTTTGAATGTACTTCAAGTATACCTGCTCCGTTTGGTCTAATTTCTACATTAGAATTAGATACAATAGTTTGGATAGTATTGCCTGAAATTTCAAAGTCATCTACTTGTAGTTTACTGTTATAAACAACAGGATCATCGCCTGACGGCGCAAAATTAATTGTATTAAGATCACTTGAAATAGTATTACCAGTAATGTGTAAATTACCGATATCTAGTTGATTGTCTACTCTAAGTGTTGTTGTACGTGTTGTTCCACTAACATCTAAGTCAGTTTGCGGAGATGAGTTGTTGACACCAATGCGAGCATTGTTTACATCAATATACAAAATATCAGGGTCTGTTGCTCCATTTCTGAAAGATAAATCTACGTTATCTCTAACCAGATTTGCTTTCAAGAGCGGCCCACTTATACGACCTATTGCCATTTGCTCTCCTTAACACGGGGATCCTGTCCCACCAACTACATTACATTGCGAGTTGACCACAGTAAAAGGTTAACGTTGGTCTTCGTTAACAATAGTATTTAGCCAAAAGGAAAATTTAGCCTAGTATAAGGCTGTATTCGTTACCTAAATCTTCCATTAGACTTATGTCTACTTCAGCGCCGCCACCTGTTGCTACTCTATATCCTGCAGTAGTTTGAGTGCCTACTGTAAGGGTAATATCGTTGACGCCATCTGCGCCTCCAAGGAAAACTGCTCCTGAAATACTAATGGAATTACCAGCAATATAGCCGATACCCTGATTGGTAATTTCTAAAGTTATGACACCTGATAAAATTGAAAATCTACATTCAAAATCAGTGCCTGCACCATTTGTAGATGTAGTTCCACTGTTAACAATTTGATCAATTAAACCTGCAATATTACTACTTACTACGGTAACTGCTTCAACTTGTCCGGCAAAACACTCTAAACGCTGTCCGTCTGTATTCCATCTTGTATCGCCAATTTCTGGCACACTAGGTCTAGTGCTATTGTCACCTGCTGGAATCTTAAATGCATTTGTACCCATAAATCTTACATAACCAATACCTGTGTTACGTAGTTTTACAGGTTCAGTATTTGACATATTTGTAAAGTCATTACCTGTAATATCATATCCTTCGATATGTGTCAATCCTGTATCAGGTGAAAGTAAAAAATCGTCATCGGATTGTAAACCAAACAATTGGTTAGTGACTCCATTTAACCACATCTGGTCACTAACTTTAACTGCGTTAGGTCTATTTGTACCTACGTTTGTTAAGTCTGGTGTGTGCATACTGTTCCATCTTCTTACAGTACTGTCAACAATATTACCGGTACCAAAATCATAACTATTGTCGTCACCTGGAATAATACTTTGTGAAAAGTCTGGGATAATTTCAATTGTATCTCCGCCGGGAGTATCTGGATTATAAAGTTCATCACCTAAAATTATATTTGAATATTTTGTAAGATCGCCGTCTACATTAACACTTCCTGTTACAGTTAGGTCGCCTATAAAGTTACCTGCAGACTGTACATCAAGTATACCTGATCCGTTTGCTCTAATTTCTACTGCTGTAGATGAATTGTTACTACTAATGACATTATCTGTAAATTGTAAATCATCTGTACGCATACGTTCCATTACAATAGTACCCATACCACCATCTAGCATAATAGTAAGTGGTCCGTTTATTGTAGAAAACTTTGCTTGATCTGCGTTTACAGTAACGCCGTCTATTTTTGCAAATTGTGTTACAGATGAATTAGTAGTTTTTACATCTGTTCTTATGTCTAATTCATATAGTGGTGCATCAGTCTTAATACCTACAAGACCATTTTCAACATCAAGTTGTAAAATAGGAGTTGCGTCAAATGTAGTATTTTTAAATGCAAGGTCAACCCCTTCTCTTGTAAGAGTAGAGTCTAGTAAGTGTCCGCCAATTCGCCCTAATTGAGCCATTTACTTCTCCTTAGTTTGCAAATCCAAAAAATACTGTAATATTTTTACTGTAAGGTACTGGGCTAGTAAATTTTAGATACCATCCATCTGCATATGGTGCACCAGGTCCTGATAAACTTCCGCTTGCACTTTGTTCAAGTGTAAAGTTAGTTGTAGGAATCTGCATTACGTTTTCTACAAGTACAATAATATTGTTTGCGCTTGCAGGAATATTTGCTAAAGTACCAAATACTGTTTCGACAGCATCGCCAGGGCCAAAAGATTCAACACTAATTGCACTTGCGCCTGCTGCTCTAATTGTTTCCCAGTTGTTTCCAACATATCCTTCTATTTCGTTTGTGTCTGTATTATAACGAATAGAACCATTAGCATCAGTAGGTTGTCTTACACCAGACACTTGAGGTCTTTGTGCAGTTGTGCCTTTAGGCATTAGTAAAGCGCCATTTGAATCCATCACGACTCGTCCGTATGGGTTAACACTAATTGTGTTATCACTTGGACTATATCTCGATGTGTTTTGTGCTTTTAAAAACTTCATTATCTATCCTTATACAGGTAACGTACTAATTGTTACAGCAAGTAAACTTGCACTACTAGTTGCTACCCAAACTTCGTCCCCTGCATCTAAAACAAATTTTTCATCACTAAAAAATACTGTTTCTCCTGCTGGTACTGTTACTCTACTTACAACAGTATTTGCAGCACCCGGTGAATCACCGTTAGGAACAATATGAATAGTTGCAACAACTGTATTAACTGATTCGTCAGTAATATCAAGTGTACCTGTATTACATAACGACATTGTAGTAATAGCATTACGCTGTCCTGAAACTGAGCCTCCAATTGGAGCACCTGTATTAGTACTTGTAAATACTTTTACTGGAACTGTTACGTCTGTTGATGTACTTATTGCATTGTTTATCATTTCTTTGTCCTAAAATAGCATACTTAAAAGTAATGCTTTGTTTTTACTTATCAATTCGTCACTTACACCGTTGGATCCTACAAACACAACACCTGATCCACCAATACCTGGAGTAGCAGCGTGTATAATAGTTGAGCCGTTTACAAAGGCAGGCGAAACAGAAATTTCTTCTAGTTCAACTGCATAGTTAGTTTGTAATTTACCTGTTCCTTGTGTTTTAACATACACGTTTGCGTTTGTATCATTGTTTGTGATCTCATTTCCTAAGATTTCAATATCTTGAATAACTGTTCTATTTGTAAAAAATTGTGTATTTAGAATACCGTCAACTAAAACCGATACTCCACTTTCTCCAAATGTACTGTAACCAGTTTCATCTTCTAAATATTGTAGCGAGCCAACAACATTTTTTTCACTAATAATAACTCTTGAGTTATCATCAATAATTTGGAATGTTGGATTATCTCTAATTGAATCATCTACATATTTTTTGTTTGGAATATCATCATCGTCAGTAATTTGTTGTTCGTAATTAGTAGTGCCTTCAACTTTTACAACACCACTTCCTGTTCCGATTAGTGTTAAGTCTCCTGCATCAGTATCTGAGTCAGTTAAAATTTTTCTTAGTCTTAATGCAGCAGTAGAATAGTTTACTGAACCGCCTTCAACTGTACCTACTGCAATATTAAAACTGTCATCGTTTTCATCATAGAAAAATGATACAGGGTTTGATGTACCTCTATCAATTTCTAAACCTGAATATCTTAATGATACACCTGCACCTGTCTCACCAACGTTTAATCTGATGATGTTATCTTGTACATCTAAGTTTTCTGCACTAACTGTAAGTGTATCACCTTCAACAACAAGGTTACCAGTTACTTTAATTTGACCAATTCTTGGTCCTGTATCTAAAGTAATGATACCGCCTTCATATGTTTTAATGGTGTAATCACCGTTAGTTTGTAGAAACTGTGCCATCTATATTCCCTTTAGTAATACTAACAGTTGAGACGAATCATTGTCAACTTCCCAATTATAGTATCTGTCTTTAAAATCTTTCATTACATTATCAACAATTTCTTTTATAAAAATCCAAGCACCTGAATCTAAAATTAGTGCAGATAATGACATTTCATTATCTTCTAATTCACTTGTTTCTTTTTGAACAAGTTTACAAATGCCTACATTGCCTTCTTTATCTTCTACCTTAAACTCTGAGTTTGAAAGTTGTGCTAAGACGCTACCGTTATTGCACGTCTTAGCACTTTCAATTTTAACTGAAACAACCAAGTCTTTTAGATTTTTTAAGAAATCCCAAAATACATTAATTGGTGGTTCCATTCTCAGTTATCCTTAAGCGTCTTCTGTGAAGTCGTCGTCATCAGTACCAGTTAATGTGTTATCATCACCTGCTTCTTCAACCTGAGCCGCGCCATCTGAAGTACTAGTTGCAAAGTTCCAAGGAACAGTCAAACCGTCATATGCGTTTGAACCAGTTGCACTTGGTGCTGATAGTGTTGCTTTCTTTCCAGCAATTTTACTTACTGTGTAAGTTTCACTGTCGTCCATTTTAAAAGAAATAGACATTTCGCCTGCTACTAATGCTGCTGGCAATTTACCAGTTGTTAGTACACAAGTATATTCGCCTGCTGTTTCAATTTCTTCGCATACAAATTTCTTTGAACCTTTTTGCTTTACGATATAACCTTCTTTAACTGCTGTGTCGTTATGAAAGTTTACTTTGATTTCAGAACCGCTTGCTGTAGGCTGTCCCATCAATCTTTTGTTTAGTGGTCTTCCCATTTGTTTTCTCCTATAAAAAGTAGTCCTATGCCCGTTCTATGAGCTACGCTGTGGTGCAGCATAAGTCCGCCTTGCGGCTCGCTATCTGACACAAGTATTTATCCTTTAGATAATAAAGCCATAAGTTCAACTTTACTAATAGCAGTGATTATGCGATTAATGTGATCTAATTCTTCTTGTGCTTTAATCAAACAACTTTCTCGTCTTGATTGTTTGTACTTAATAAAGTATTCCATATGCTCTTTCATATGCTTTTCTAACATAGCATCAAAGGCTTTAACATCGTGAGCAAACATAGGAAAGCGTTTCCGCCACTTTTTAAGTTGCTCTCTAAGTTTAGGAAAATCTTCATAAGTTTTTATCTTTTCCATACTGCTATTTACTATTAGAAAATCAAGTCATAAAAAAAGGGCGAACATAAAGTCCGCCCTTCCTAAATACTCTAAAGTATTGGCTTACGCAAAACGTAAGTTTGCTGATGTTACAGCAACTTTACCCAAGTAGTCAGCCGCATTACCAAGAGATGATGCAGTGTTTGTTAACTCTACATAACCATATCTTGTCATAAACGAAACTACTGGCTCAAAAGTACCTGGATCAAGTACAACACCAGATGACATTAAAGGAATGTATGGGCAATAAAACGCTGCCGCATCTGATTCTGAAGATCCTTTGTAACCAACAAGTACATCGTCTGATGTAGCATAGCCGTTTACATATACTTTCATAGCACTGTTTAAAGTTCCTACAAACTTAGTGTTTGTTGGTGCTTCAAATGTACCTTCTGTAGTTCTAGCAAATGCTGAAGTTGTAGCAGACTGTAATAATGTTAATACAGTTGGTGATACAACAGCCCAGTTACCAGCACCACGACGTGTACGCTGTGCAATCAAGTTGCTAACTCTGTTGATTTGAACAGCAAGTGCTGCGTGTTCGTCACCAACGAAAGTAGCAGTACCTGATACTGCGCCTTGGTCGTATGTTAGTGCTGCTGTGCCAGCAAGTGTTGATAAAGAAGTAATTACTTCTTGGTCGATCTCAGCAGTAATTTCCTGCGCTAACGCAGCCATAATTTCTGCTTCAACATCAATACCTTGTTGTGCTTGAGCATCTTGAGCAGCCTCAAAAGTCCAGCGAGCTGATAACTTACGAGTTTTTGCTTCTACAGTTTGTTTCAAGATTTGAATTGAAAGTCTGTTACCTGCAGCGCCTTCTAATGAAGCAGTTGAACCTGCTTTAATATCGTCGTTACCTGAATAACCTTCAGCAATCTTGAATGGGCTTAGTGCCTCTTCTCCTGCTGTAGCACCTGTACCAGATGCAGAAGAGAAGTCGTCAGCATATCTTACACGTAATGTGTGGATTTGGCCAACTGGGCCGGTCATTGGTTGTACACCAACAAGTTCATTTGCAATGACTGTTGGCATTACACGTCTGATCACCGGTAGGATCACACGATTTAGTGTTGCAACGTTGCCAGCGGAAGTGGCGCCTGCTGTAGCACTCTCTGACAAATACTTACGGGTATTTTCGAGAGTTGCCTCCATTACAGAACGCTTGTTACCATTTAACCCTTCTAAAAGAGCGTCTTTGGTTTCCGACCAGCGTGACTCTAATAATTGTGACATTTTGTTTATCTCCTTAAATTTTAAGTCCCGCAAGTCTGCGGATGTCAAATATCTCAGCGGTCTTGTTCTCTTGACCGTTGATGTGTGCCTGTGTTTCTTTATCGCCTGTTACTTCCTTAGCCTCGTTCAACGCCACTTTCTTCGGAGTTGTACCTTCCATTACGGCTGATACGTACTTGTCGAATGTTGCGTGTAGTTTATCTGTTTGGACAGATTCTAAAAGTTCACCCATAACTTCTGCTTTTTCTCTGTTAAGCGGTGATAAAAGTTCATTCATCACTTCTTTACGTTGAGCAGCATCTTTCATACGAGCTATTTCTGCGTCTTTGCTTTCAGCCAACTTCTGAACTGCGTCTGCTTTCGCTTCTGCTTCTTCAACAGCCATAATTTTAGTATTAACTACTTTCATTAATTTTGCTGTTTCAGATTTTTCATTTAGATGACTTGCTGCATATTCACTTGCGAAACTTTCAAAAATTCTGCGACCAAAATCGTTTCTGCGAGCTGCTTCAATATCTTCTTTTAACTGACCCATCTCTGCTTTCAAGCCTTTACGTACAGTGTTTTCAACTACTGTTGAAGCTCTGTTAATAAAGTCTTTCTTGATTGCTTCGAATTTAACCTTGCTATCACGTACCAATTTTACTTTGGTTTCAGCAAGATCTTTTTTATCAGAGTGGAATTCTGCGATTTCTTTCGCCAATGCATCCACGATAAAAGATTCTAATTTAGCAACGTTGCCCGCTGCTGACTTACGATCTTCACGAAGTTCGTCTAGTTCCGTTTTCAAATTGTTAAGAACAAATGATTCCATTGCTTTGGAATCGTCTTTAATCTTCTTAGCATATTTGGCTCTAGCCTCGATAAGCCCCTGGCGGTCTTCAGCAAATTCAGATAATTCAGCAGTAATTCTGTCTGAAAGCATCTTCTCTACTGCTTCTGCCATTTGAGTTTTATCGTGTTCGTACTTCTGTGCAAATTCTTCACGTAAACCAGTTGCGACTGTGTCACGGTTTTCTTGAACTGCGGTTTCCCAAGCGGTTTCAATTTCCGACTTGACTTCTTCGGAAATCACATTGTTTTCAAACAATTGTTTTACAAAATCTAACATCTGTGATTCTCCTAATGATTTAACCCTGAAATGATTCTTTTCAAGGACTCTGCAATATACTTTTGTGCCTGTTTGTCGCCTTGTACTTCTTGTGCTAATTTAAACGCCTGGAAACCACCTTTTTCATTCATAAGGTGTTCATAAACTGGTGTAGGATAAGCACCCGGTGCACTTGGTTGTGCAACAACATCAACAGTAATGATTTCAAAACCGTTTACATTGCCTCCTCCGTCTACTTCTCCTGAACCTCTTGAGCTAACTCCAAGTTTAACTCCGCTTTCTAACATCGTTGAAACTAATTGTCCCATCGGTGTTGGTAGCATTTTAAGTTTTCCGTAACCGTTAGGACCGTCCATCCACATTTTTGTTATCATATGAGACACACGGTCGAGGTTAATCCTTAAATCTGTAGGATGATCTACTTCACCAAGCACTGAATACCCCCCAGAAATCTGTTCGTTGAGCGTTTTGACAGCCCTATCAATTTCTTGCGAAGAATAAACACGCTGGTTAGCATTACGAATGTCACCTTGAATACAGATGCCACTCAAATGTAATGTTTTACCCTCGCCTTCATCACGCTCAATTACGATTTTAGCCTGATCGAAGCTCAGATGTTCTGCTAGTGTAGTTTTCAACCTATATACCCTCTTTATCTACGGCCACGGAAAATTGATTGCTTGTTATCAGCGTTTTCGCCAGCGCCTTTTTTCTCTGCACCGTGTCCTTTTTCAGGGGACATCTTCGTTGCACCTTTTGCGCCTGGAACGTTAACGTTGCCAGCATTTTCTTCTTTAGCGTTAATATCTGCTAAGCCACCGTCATTTTTGCCGTTTGCTTCACCGCCTTTTGCGATGTTTGCAGTAGTACCGCCCATATCATTTTTCATATTATCAACAACTGATTTTTTGTTGTCTGCTGCTTCTGCGCTGCCTTTTGCTTCAGCACCGTGTCCGCCTGCTACTTTTTCAACATACTCACGCATTGTTTCTAATTCAGCATCGCCTTCTGGATCTGCAGATGATTCTGGAGCAAACATTTCTTCTTCTTTATCGTCCATATCATCGCCAGCGTCCATATCGTCGCCGCCTTTGATTTCGTCAAATTTTGCTTGAAGTTCATCAACAATTGAATCTAAATCTTGAAATAACTCTTCTGGCTCTTTATCGCCGTCTTCGT